TAGGTATACCATTACATGCAGAAGGTGGTGTAGCAACAAGACCAACAGCAGGTATTTTTGGAGAAGCTGGAGCAGAAGCTTTGATACCACTTGACAGATTCAAAGATATTGCAGGTGGAGATGTCCATATAAACATAATTGGTGCTCCAGAAGGAACAAAAGTTGAAGAAGGAACAAATGGAAACGGAAGTAGAACCATAGATGTTATACTAGATGAAAAAGTAGCAGATAATGTCAGACCAGGAACTAAGACGTTTAACAAAATGGTTTCTCAATTTAATAATTTAAATGCTACTACCATAAGGAGATAATCAATGCCAGCATATACAGCGTCATTACCACAATATCCTGTATCATTTACAGAGACAAGGAAACCTGCTGTTCTCCGTTCTCAAATGGATAGTGGTGCTCCAAAGACTAGAAAACAATTTACATCAGCAGTGAGGGTGTTGGAATGGTCTACTATTCTAAATGGTACTCAGAAAGCTACATTTGATACTTTCTTTATTACCACAATAGATGAAGGAGCTACTTCTTTTACCATAACTGACCCTGTTGATGATGCTACTATTACTGTGCGGTTTATAGAACCACCACAGTGGAGATTTGCTGGTGGAGATGTTACGGTAGCAACCAGACTTTGGCAAGCTACTTATGCTCTGGAGGTATTACCATAATGGCTGTATCAAATTCTTTTAAAGAAGCTGTTTTTGCTCAAGAGACAGATGATGTTGTTCTCGTACTTTTGACGATTGCTCATGCTGATATCAGTCCATCTATAAGGGTAGTGAATAATAATGAGAATATAACCTCTAATGGAAATCTGTTTACAGCTTTTCCTTTTGAGATAGAGCTTCCAGATAATAAGGAGCTAGGTGTTCCTAGAGCAAGGCTTACAATAGATAATGTCAGCAGAGAAATTGCGGAAGCTATCAGAACTATAACCACTTCAGCAACCGTAACAATAGAGGTAATCAGGGCAGAAGCTCCAGATACCGTAGAAATAACTTGGTCGGCTCTTACCTTAAAGAATGTAAAATGGGATATGTACAAAGTTTCTGGAGACTTGGTGTTTGAAGAATTAGAGCTTGAACCTTTTCCGATAGGGCAGTTTTCACCTGCTAATTTTCCTGGTCTATTTTAAAATGATGACAATAGAAGAATTTGCAAGAGAAGCAGTAAAAAAACCAGTTCCATTCAGACCTCATGGAAGAAGCTGGGAGGGATGGGATTGCTGGGGTTTAATATGTGTAGCATATCAAGAAGTAAAAGGAATTACACTTCCTCAATACAACAGGGATTATTGCAGTATTAAGGACAGAGAATTATTACAAAAATTATTTGCTCAAGGAATAGAAGATAGTTGGGAAGAGATAAAAGAACCAGAACCATGTGCAGGAATTATGTATTTTGCATGGGGGAGAACCTGTCATGTGGGATTAGCTGTTAATAATGAAATGATGCTTCATACCGAACATGGTTCGGGAACTTCTTATGAAAGTATTAACAATTTCAGAAGAATAGAAGGAATTTACAGATATGTCGAAAAATGAATTAATGGTCATAGAAAAAGCTGAAGATATTAGGGTGGTAGCTAGAACCAATCCTTTTAAGGTAGAGAGGTTGGAAGCTTTTGCTCCTGAAGGAGCTTCTGCTTATGATATACTTCGACTAATGCAATCTGATTCTTTCTATTACAATTATGCCAGCATATTCGTTAATGGGTATCTGGTAGACAGAACATATTGGGAAGATGCTTATCCACGAAAAGGCGATATAGTCATAATAAACTTCACTCCAAAAGGTGGAGGAGGTGGCGGAGGTGGAAAGAACCCTCTTAAAGCTGTAATGACGATAGGAATTATTGCTGCTTCTTTTTACTTTGGAGTACCTGTTGGTCAATTTCTTATACGAGAAGGAATTGACATGGCTATTGGGGGTACTTTACTCTCTACCATTGTAGGTCGTGCAGTGATTGGTGGAATTGGTATGTTAGTTTCAAATGCTTTGATTCCTCCAAAGTCTCCTACAAGTCCTACAATGCCTACGCTTTCTGGTATAAGTGATGTAAGGGACAGCCCCACTTTGTTTATAGAAGGAGCTAGAAACGCAGAGAGACCTTTTGGTACAGTACCTTTGGTATTAGGGGTTCACAAGCATGTTCCCCCTCTCGGAGCAAAAGTTTATACAGAGATAGTGGGAAATGACCAGCACTTGCGAATGCTGGTGATATGGGGGTATGGTAGATTAAAGATAGAAGAAATAAAGATTGGGGAAACTCTTTTACAGGAATTTGATGGAGTGCAAATTCAGACAGTAGAAGGAGTGGCTGGTCAATCAAGCCTGTCTCTATTTCCTGACTTTGTTATAAGCGATAATTTTTCTGTGCTGTTAAAACAAACAGAAGGGTGGAGTACAAGGACATCAGAAACAGAAGCAGATGAATTAAGCGTTGATATTATATACGCAAGAGGATTAGTTACATTTGATGATGATGGTAATAGGAACGACAGGTCAGTTACTTTTGAAATGCAGTATAGAGAAAATGGTACATCAGGAAGTTGGTTGAACCCAAATATCTCCGCAGGAACAATTAACAATGCCACAGTTCAGATAGGATATACATATAGTACCACTCGTTCATATTGGAAGACTACTGGAAATACTAGAGGAACATACGTAAATTGGGTAACCGAAACTTATGATACCACAGGGACAATAACTTCTCCTATTACAGATACAGGAGCACAACAGATAATTACAACTGGTATAGGTACTCTCCCAGCTAATGCAAAAATAACAGCTAAGGTTACAGGGGGTGGTGCTGTAATAGATGCTGTGCAGGTAATAATAGATGGATTGGATTCGGCTGGGAGTCCACAACAGGAAACTCTTCCAGCTTTTACAGAAGACACACCAGGAACAGTTACAGGAAGTTCTACTTTTAGCAGTGTTACACAGATAACAATACCTGCAATGAGCAGTGCTGTTCTTGAAGTAACAAATACAAACAACAAGTCCTCTACCGTTAGATATGGTTACAGATGGGCAGTAGGGACAAGAGGGACTTATGATGTAAGAATTAGAAGGACAACTTCTGATAGCTCAAGTACAAGAATATTTGATGAATTGTCATGGGTAACTTTAAGAACAATTACCAATGAAGACCCTGACAATTTCAGTGATGCAGATTTAGCAAAGTCTGCTCTTGTCATTAAAGCTACTGACCAGCTTAGCAGTGTAATAGATGATTTAAATGCAAAAGTAAGTTCTTATGTTCTTGATTGGAATGGGGCTACGTGGGCAGAAGCTATTTCTTCTAACCCAGCTTCTTTATTTCGTCATGTCTTACAGAGCAGTGCAATGGCAATCCCTTTAGCTGATGCAAGAATCGACCTGACAACTTTACAGACATGGCATACTTTCTGTTCAGATAACGGTTTTGAATTTAATCAAATTCGAGATTATCAATCAAGTGTATGGGAAACACTTGTGGATATCTGTATAGCAGGAAGAGCTATGCCAGTCCAAATAGATGGTAAGTGGAGTGTGGTGATAGACAAAACTCAGACTATTCCTACTCAGCATTTTACTAATAAAAACTCTTGGGGATTTGAAGCAGAAAAAGATTTTACAGAAATTCCTCATGCTCTGAGGGCAAGATTTGCAAACAGGGACACAGACTGGAAACAGGATGAATTAATTGTTTATGACGATGGTTATACTTCTGCCAACGCAACTCGTTTTGAGGAAATAGACGCAATCGGAATGACTGATTCTGACCATGTGTGGAAGTATTGCAGATTTAACTTGGTACAGATGCGGTTAAGACCTGAAAAGTGGCATTTAAGTACAGACTTTGAATATCTTGTAAGTAAGAGGGGAGATTTAGTATTAATCACTCATGATGTTCTTTTGGTTGGTCTTGCTAGTGGAAGGATTAAAGAACTACAAACAGCCAGCAATGGGGATGTGACAGGTTTTACTTCTGATGAAACTCTGACTATGGAAGCTGGAAAAACCTATGGGGTATCTATCAGAACAAGAGATGATATTGAAATTACTAGACAAGTGGTTCTGGATGTTGGAGACCAGACCACAATAGTATTAGATACAGTAATAGATGTAGCTGATGTTCCAGTAGAAGGGGATTTATTTGCATTCGGGGAATTAGCGTCAGAGACAATAGAAGGAATTATATTAGGGCTGGAAAGCCAATCCAATCTATCGGCTAGGTTGACTATTGCTCCGTATTCTTCTGCTATTTATACAGCAGATACAGGGACAATCCCTGCTTTTGAAACTAAAATTACAGGTAATGTAGGTCTTCCTGATGTGGTTATTGTGGGGAGTCCTAGAACCGATGAAAGTATTTTACGATTAGGTTCTGGAAACACCCTCATTCCTCGTATAGGAATAACACATGAACCGATTGATGATGAATTTGAAGCAATAATAAATGCTCAGATAAGATTGACAGGTTCAGAGCAATCATACTCTCCAGTAACTATATCTTTTCAGAGCAAAACAGAAATTATTATAGAAGAAGTTGAGCAGGGTGAAACCTATGATATAAGATTACAGTGGTCTTCTCACAAATATTTGAAATCAGGAGCTTGGTCTTACGCTTCTAATGTTACAGTTATTGGTCAAACAAGTGTCCCATCACCACTATCTAATTTGACTATCAGTGCGTTTAGTGGTAATGCTATTTTAAGATGGGATGCTCTTGAAGATTTGGATGTTCGATTTGGAGGGACTATTCAATTCAGGCACTCCCATGAGCTAGACTCTGATGATGCTTCATGGTCTGAATCTGTTAGCATTGGAACAGCTTCTAAAGGTTCTGACCAGATTGTTGTACTCCCTCTTAAAGCAGGAACTTACTTGGCAAGGGTAATAGATAAAGGAGGAAGGTATAGTACAGTAACTAAGGTAGACACTAAACAGGCTTCTTTGCTTACTTTCGCAGCCGCTACCAATATCACAGAAGAACCTACTTTCTCTGGAACGCATACAAACACTATTGCTATTGATAGTATATTAAAATTAATCGGTACAGATTTAATTGACTCTTGGAATGATGTTGATGATATTGTTAATTGGGATAGTGAAGGTGGGATAGTTTCTTCTGGTACTTATGATTTCGCTTCTGGACATGATTTAACAACTGTTACTAAGACCAGAATAACAACAGACATAAATGTTATCAATACTAATGTAATTGATTTGATAGATGGTTGGGCTGGAAATGTAGATGATAGAGAAAGTTGGGATGGAGACGTATCAGGAGAAGCTGATGCAAGAGTACAGGTAAGGGTAACAGATGACGACCCATTACTTTCTGCTGCTGATTTTTCAGTATGGAATAATCTAGAAAGTGCGGAGTTTATTAACAGGGGATTAGATTATAGAATTCAATTAACTACTTCTAACTCTTCTGTTAATCCTATTGTCAGTAAATTACAGGTAAATTCGGAGGTATTAGCTTAATGGAGAAAGAGTATAAAATATTAGATTTGGATAAGAACAAAATAGTCAAGGGAACAAAGACTACAACTATCGAATCTGAAAATCATGATTTGATAGAAAAACAATTGAAAACCTATGGTGCTTATATACATGGAGAAGATGTTATTATTCCAGACGAATATTCTTCTTTACCAAATAAAGTCAGGTGGACAGGGACTACTCTCCTACCACTGGGGACAGGGTATGGTAAACCATCCCCATTAAAAAATGGATTGACAAAAGAACACGCCATTTACCTGCTTATGAAGGCAATGGTAAACGGAACACCAATTCCAGCAGAATGCAAGGAGTGGGTGAGGTGGTATGAGCAGAATTTAAAAAAACGAAA